CTGGGTCAACTCCCGGGGAGGGTTCTGGGAGCGTAGGTCCTAATGCTTCTATAATTAACACAGCCGCTGGTGGTAGTCAGAGTATAACCTCCACTGGTGGAGGGCAGGGGCGTGGCGGACCTCCTTCCGGGTCTAACCCACAAACAGGAGGTACAGGAGGCTCAGGTGGCGGAGCGAGTGCATATGGTATAGCTGGCACAGGTGCTACAGGTGGTAGTAGAGTAACTGATCCTATACAGGGAAACACTGGGGGAAATTCACATGATCCTGATGGTGAGGGTCCCGGAGGTCCCGGCACATCGAGATATGTTGCTGGCGGTGGTGGAGGTGCAGGAGAAACAGGACAATTTCTACCG